AAGCATCTCCTTCTTGTGCTCCAAGATGTCATCATAGGCTTTCTTCGCAGACACTCTCATCGGCTCCCAGTAGTCCTTCACCTTCTTCTGCATCTGCTTGACCGACTTGGTGAGTTCTCCTGCCGTAGCGTAGTCGTCATCACTGGCGACAATCACACTGCTGGCCTTACGCTCGATCACGCTGGCCTCCTGGGTAAGTGTATCTTCTACGGTGTTGATAACGAGCGCGTTGTTACCTACGGTTGCAATTCCTTCACTCATACTGATTCATCCTTTCTGTTAAGTGGCTTTACTTTACGATACAATACCTACCTCCGGTGTCAATGTTTTTACGGATATTTTGAAATATTTTTCATTTTGCTCATTTATACGACTCAATATAGTCGTACACCGTCTTCAGCGATCCAAATACTCTCCACCTTGTAACATCGCTTGCTGGATAGTCGTGAAGTTCATAGCTTCCGTCCTTCTTGATATGGAGGATTTTTTTCCTCTGCACTTTCACGCCCATACTGCCAAGAGCTTGGTCATATGCTTCGAGCTGTACGCCGCAGGTCATATCGCTTATGGCGTAGGTGCTTTTGTAGTCAACCAGTGTAAGTTCGTCTCCAATGTATCCGATCAGATCTATCGTGCCTCCATACCGCATCAGCGAGTGGCATATTCTTACTTCGGAACCGACTACAACCGGTCGGAAGTCGTCCCACCATTTCCTGAACGCCTTGAAATACCCTTCGTGCTCCGGCGGTATATCCAAAATCTCGAACTTAATCCAGTTTTCAATGGAGTTGTGTACTGCCGTCCCCTTATTGGCAGCCCTTTCGAGAGTCCTTCCGCTGATGCCAGTATATTTTGCTTTAGACAAAGGCTCCATAATGGATGACACGCTCGGTATTACCAGACCATCCAGCCGGTATGTATGTGTAGCGTCATCGAACTCAAGTCCGGCTACTTCAGGGATTTTCGTGATTCTATCCGTCGTAGCCATCGTATATATCCTCCTCGCTTGCCGTTTTCCACTCGCCTCCCAACAACGTGATCAACTCGCAGTACGGCATATCATCAATGCAGGCTTCACAGTAGTCAAATCCGTCAATGCTGGCATACTCCTCGCCTGGTAAAATCTTTTCTTGGCACCGGTGACATGTCGTGACAGCAGGAGGATCAGGGGCATTAGGACATCCAGACGGGCACCGGCTCATATGGCAGATTTCGCACATAGATTTTTCCTCCCCATAAGATTGATGTAATCCCGCATTACTGCGTCCCGGAGTTCGTTCTCAAACAAAATCGGTATGTATTCTTCACTTTTGTTGTTTAGAACCGCTTTTCGGATTGTGTACGCCAGTATTTCCTGAACCTCTTCTGGCATAAATACCCATCCCGTTTTGTTTTCTACCTCCAGTACGATTCTTTCCGTCTCTCCTTGGTTCATCTCTCAACCACCTTCTCCCATTTCTTCTCAAGCTCAAGAACATGGCGGCTGTATCCGCTGCTGACGAGGCCCTGACTGAAATAGTGGTCATACGCCCCTTTCTCTCCGCAGTTATAACAAACCAAGACCTTGCTCCAATCTTCGTATTTCTCATACAGGTTTCCGAGCATGTAGACACCGGAATGCAGGTTTTGAAGCGGGTCTTTAATGTCAAGCACTCCAATCCTGTCTTCGAGCCAGTCTTCGTTGATGCTGTTAATCTGCATGTATCCATAACAGCTACCGTTGCTTGCGTCAGCCGTAAACGAGCTTTCCGCTTCGATTACCCCGAGAGCAAGCTGGTACGGAACCGAGTATTCCTCACACCAAGCCTTCAAACATGCTTGCGTATCATAGTCAAGCGGTATCTCGTCGGACAGGTAATTCTGTTCTAAAAGAGCTTCCTCGATCTTTTCGTTTTCGTAGTCTTCCTGTTGTTGGCTCTCAGAGAATTGTCCTGCGGTGGCCGGATTCTTTTCATCAGCTACCTCATCCTTTGACGGCGTCCGCCCGAGTTCAATCCCATTATCAGCTCCGCAGAATGCGATTTCAGAGGATACTGATTTGGATTTCTCCTTCTCGATTTCCTCTTTATTCCCTCCAATAGCGAAAACCGCATTCAACACGACAACGGATAGGGTGAGTGCTAAAACCGCCGTCATCGTCCTCCTGCGTCTGATTATCGCCCGCCTTCTTTCACTTCTTGTCACGATGCTTTCCCCTTTCCTTGTTGCTTTATAGGCCCACAAAATGGAAACATGTCAATAAACCCGATTCTTTCTATGGCCTCATTCAGCTCTCTTGGGCTGTTGATTCCATATTCTTCTTTCAGGATTTCAAATATGTCGTTCGTTTCATCCATCAGCGGCGCCCCCGTTCAGTGCAATACTGCCGATGGTTTTTAGCTCACTGATCGTCTTGGACAGCTCCTCGAGATATTTTAGGATTTCTCGCATCTCCGGTTTTTCTTCCTCGCTGATGACTCCATCTGCGGCTATGTCAATCAGCTTCTCTTTAATCTCGTTCAGATCCTCAACCCTCAAGTTCTTCAGCAGCTTAACCGTCACCCGATCAACGTCCAGAACTTCATCGGACAATGATTGCCGACACCCAATCGGGCATTCATGCAAGCAGTAATAGTTCAAAAGCTGCGGAGCGTTGTAGAGATCAGCCATTAAAACAGCCTTGTCTACTGGCATACACTTTGTAAGCCCGAGTTCAGCATCAGCAACGGAGGATACAGACATTCCAAGCCTATCCGCAGCGCCCTCTCGGCTACTTAGCCTGTCGTCGTATGCAGCGGCCTTTTTTCTGGCCTCATACCAGGGATTTCCGGCCGCCTTCGTGGCTTCACGACCCATTTTTTTCACCTCCGTAATGCCTTATAATTACCGTAGTGATAAGTAACAGCAATATATCGGTAAACCAAGGGCAAATAAAAATATTTTCCATTAGATTATATTTGATTACCAATCGGTAATTCTCCGTCAAAAAGAAAATCGTTCATCTGTGTCGGAGTCAATTCCAAGATCTTTGTTACCTGTATCTTCTCCTTGTCGGTAAACCGAATGACGCCACTCTCCTTCTTCCGGTAGGTGGCGACCGATATGCCGAGATTATCAGCCATGTATTGCTGCTTATATCCAAGCCTTGCTCGGGCTCCTTTGATTTCAAGCGGTTTCATTTAGTTCACCCCCCTCTGTTCCCGATTTTTCCGCCCTTTTATTACCGTAACTTCATTATACTTTACCGATTGGAAAAAGTCAATATTATTTAGGTCAATATTAGTATTTTTTGTTGCGGAACCGTCCAAAAAGATATATGATGGTATTGAAATCAAACATCATGGTAAAGGAGCGCGTTTTATGGATTATGCAATTTTCAGAGAGCATCTTCGCCAGCTTGTCAACGGCAGCGGTAAAACACTTCAGGATCTTGCCGCCGATCTCAATATGAGCACCCCTACCTTATCACGCTATCTAACCGGCAACAGGACGCCGGATCTTCCGTATGTCGTAAAAATTTCAGAACACTTCAATATCTCAATCGACTGGCTGCTCGGCTTGAACGGAGAAAAGTTTGAAATCATGCCGCCAGAGATCCAGGAAGTCGCTGCGCTCTATGCAGTTTCGACCCAGGATGATCGCCGTGTAGTTCAGGCCGTTTTGAGCAAGTACAAGGAGGAAGTAAGTAATGGCGCAGAACCATCCAACAGCTCCATCCGGGAGCCGGGCAAATAATACCCCCATCGAAAGCCTCGTTCTGCTCAACCCAACTGCCGCTAATCCGGCAAGCTCTGTCCCTCACCTTATTTGCATCGGAAAAAATCTTTCAATCGTCTGTGGAGCAGGTCAAATCAATCTGTCGGGAATCTTTGTATCCCCTGCCGGCCAAATATCTATTACTCTTTCAGATCGTCCTTCGGAGGGAATGCTTTCCGAAATCATTGCGGAGCTTCAAACATGGGATTGCGATAGGCTGAACTCAATAGCGGCCGACTACACATATTTTCATCACGGGCAGTCTTTTCGGATCATAGACCTTATGGCTCGTCAAGGGCATTTATCCTTTGCAGATGGTAAGGAACTATCTGCAAACATCAATCGGTGCATGGGTACAGGAAGTTTCTTTTTGCTATGTGCCGATACTCAATCAACCATGGACAGAAACGCCCTATAACAACACTCATATCATCGCAAAACAGGGTGTCGCTTCTGCGATTCCCTGTTTTATATTATTTACGGTTAAGGTTACGGTTACGGTAACGGTTACGGTTACGGTAGCACTGGATTTTCCGCGGACAAACATCGTGACCATCCTGCGGATTGTCCTTGTGACCGTCCGCGGATTTTCCGTACAAATTGGAGGATAGACCCATGACAGCTATTTCAGAACGCCTCAAAAAATTAAAGGTGGCTATCTATATTCGAGTCTCCACCCGCTATCAGATAGATAAAGATTCTCTGCTCGTTCAGCGGCGTGAGCTAATTGCCTATGCCGAGATGATTCTCGGAATATCTGATTATGTGATATTCGAGGACCCTGGCTATTCCGCCAAGAACACCGACCGGCCGGACTATCAACGCATGATGGATCGTCTCCGAACCGGAGAGTTCACACACCTTCTGGTTTGGAAAATCGACCGCATCAGCAGAAATCTTCTGGACTTTGCTGCTATGTACCAAGAGCTAAAGGATCTGGGCATTGCCTTTGTCTCAAAGAACGAGCAATTCGATACCAGCAACGCCGTAGGCGAGGCCATGCTGAAGATCATCCTGGTCTTTGCGGAGTTGGAGCGGCAGATGACTTCGGAGCGTGTCACCGCCGTCATGCTCTCCCGAGCGAACAACGGTCAATGGAATGGAGGCCGCGTCCCATACGGATACAGCTACAACAAAGCCGAAAAGACATTCTCTCTTGATCCTTCCGAAAACAAGGTCTATAACATGATCTGCGATACCTACGAGCAATATCAGTCCGTCCTTTACGTCGTAAGATGCCTGAACAACCTTGGTCTGCGCACCAGGAACGGCAAAGAGTGGACAACCACCGCCATACACAAAATTCTGACCAACCCTTTCTATACCGGTGATTATGTGTATAACGTTCACAAGGACGGCCGGGGCACAACAAAGCGTGATGAGGGGGAATGGGTGGTAATTAAGGATCACCATGAACCATCAATATCCCATGACAGATTTGACCGCATTCAGTTCGTGCTAAAACGGAACAAGCGCGGCGGGACACCTGACGGGGAAACCTACATAAAAAAGAACATCCACGTCTTTGCCGGCCTCGTTCGCTGCGGGAAGTGCGGTTCCAATATGAGTGCCACGCTGGATCGGCGCCGAGCCGATGGATGGCGTCCATCCATATATGGTTGTGCCAAGCGTAGGAATAATTCAGCCGTCTGCCAGAACAAATATATATCTGACAAGGTTCTCGGCCCATTCGTTTTCAACTACATCGCCAATATCATCCGGGCTAAAAACAGCATATCAGTTTCCACCACTATGGAGGTGCTGGAGCGCAAACTACTTCGTGGCGACGCATTCTCTGAAGTGGAGCACATTGAGCAGAATGGCCTTTCCGAACTGCACGACCTCCTGCTCTCCGGAAGCACCGGAATGGAATACCGTCCATCCATTATCGTCAATGACCAATCATCCCCACTTACTGAACGAGAGATCCTTGAGGATCGCCGTCGCAAAAAGGAAACAGCCCTGAATCGGTTGAAAGCTCTCTATCTTTATGGGGATGAGGAAACGCCAGAAAAAGACTTCATAATCGAGCGCGAGAAAATTGTGAGCGAGATTACAGAAATTGAGGCAAGGCTTTCAGAACTCCAAAAGGCAGAGAATGATGCCACGCTGGCAAGCACCGAGTTCATTCAAAAGGCCAGCTACTTCATCATGGTCGAGAAGCTGTTGGATGACCGCTATGTTGACTACGAGAAATATATACGGAAAATCGACCCGAGTGTACCACGAAATTTCCTCAACAACATCGTAAATCAGATTGAGGTATCCGATGGTAGAGTTTCTTCAATATCGTTCAAAAACGGAATGACGCATCAATTCATCTACAAAGAATAACAAAACGCCCCAGGCTCACACTTCATCCGTGAGTCCGGGGCGTTTATTCATCATTATGCGCCTATTCTTGCATAAAAAAATTGTGTTTTTTCGTGAGCATCGGCATCAAAAACCAAGTAAGGATACCTGTTTTTTACGAATATTCGGCACTTGCGTCATGGCCGTAAAAGCCTAAAAACCACCGAAATACGGGCGTTTTTACGGAAACCGCCCGTCCTATTCATCCTTTAAACAATGAGCATCGCATCGCCGAAGCTGAAGAAGCGGTA